TACCGTACAACTGAGTACCATTCATGTCGTACCTATTACCAGACCGTGTGAAAACTCCATGTTTCTCTCCAAACTCTAAAAGTCCATAATAACGGTCAATTCCACTCTGATATCCAAGCCTCACATCAACCATCTTGTTCTCAATAGTCAATCTAGATTTCTGATTCTTACAATGGATGATATTTCCTACCACCTCTGTACCATCCTTGTCCTTCTTCTTGGACAGGTAAATAATCGAACTGGCAGCATACTTGAGCCCAGAACCTCCGCCCATTTCCTTTGTTGGCATATATGCACCTATCACATCATAGGTGTGATTGGTCACTATCAACGGAACATTTGCACGACCCAACTTGAGTGTCAAGACTCTGAATGCGGCTTTAATAATCTGTGCCCGTGTCATGTCTCTGGTATCTGACCCTGCAGCTGTGTCTGTCAATTCCTTAGTCGTTGACAGATTCCCCAGAGAGTCCAAGACGAACATCATTGGTTTCTTCTCGTTCTCTTCCAGATACATATCCAGAATCTTAATTGCTTGAGTACGAAATTCCTGTATAGTTACTACAGGAAGAATCACCATTCGTTTTGGGTCAATTCCACGAGCGACAATAAGCTCTCTAGGTATAGCGGACTCAGACTCAAAATAGAGAACACCGCTGTCAGGATTAGAATCCAGAAAGTTTTTGACCATGCCGAGTGCAAAATAGGTCTTTCCTGTTGCAGACTCTCCAGCAAGTGCTGTGATTTTGTTTGAAGGAAGACCTCCATAGATTGAACCAGAAAGTAGAGAATTAAAAAGAAAACTGCCAGTGTCAATATAACTATTGACATCACCAGCTGCCACCCCATCATCCACAACGGAAGCATACTCATTTCCCGACTCTTTTATAAATTGTTTTAAATCCATTAGTCCTCACGATTTTCAGATTTCTCTACATCAAAACCCTCTGGATATCTACCAGACAATTTCTTTGTATTTTCTGCGAGAACATCATGCAAATCCCAATCCATAGCAATCAATATTTGTTGAACATACCACATAACATCACCCAACTCATTCTTTATTTTCATTCTCAATTCAGTAGTGGGTTCCTTACCCTGAAAAATAATCTTCTTTACTATATCTAGGAGTTCTCCTCCCTCTGAACAGATACCAATAGCTCCTGTGAGTACCCTTTGAGGTACATGGAACCTTGGAGTGTCCTGCAATTCGTCCAATCTTTCGATAAACGTATCACAATCCTTTGTATACTCAGAAGTTACACTATCCACAAATTTTCTATGTTCTATCACCTGAGATGAATCAGAACTAGGTGGTGCATAACTCATTTTTATTTCTTTTCTTCCTTCGGAAAATCTTGCTGCCATTTATCTCCTTTAATTAAAAAAATCCATTAGTGTAGCTTGAGATCCATAACCATCATCAATATGCCAATTGATTGCATTCGTAATGAATTTTAATGGTTCAATATATGACTTCTCAAACTGTTTATTATAATCAACATATTTTATAATATCCAATTCGGTAGGACATTCTGTAATAAACGTAAAGGCATTGCATTGATATGGATTTGGATTCTTTAAATGAACATATCGAATCTTTTCTCCATTTTGAATCAATGGATATTTCTTTGCTAGCTTATTGTTTTTAATTTGATGATTATATATTAATGCACCCTTAACGTGCATAGGTGATCCTTTTCTATAAATGCCGTTTGGATCACTCCATTTACCTATACCATTACAAGACCTTGGAAATGCAATAGCAGTTGGGCTCATTTCCATCCATTCCTTACGAAATTCCTGAATGAAATCATTTAAATCTTTCTCATCTCCAACCATAATCAACTTGAGAGCATCCCGAATCTTGTCTCGACAAACTTGTGGAGTCGATGACTTGACCGCCTCAATACCCATCATTTTCAGTTTAGGTTCTGCATACTGCACCCCTTCTGAATTATGCACATTCAGGATGTACCTTTTCTTTGCAGTCCAGATACCCTTGTCTGCAATGACTTCACGGGCCATGACCATCTTCTGTTCGTATGCATTCACATATTCTGCAAGTTCAGCATACTTACCATCTATCCATGGCACAATCTTTTCCTGACAAATAGTGTCCAGAAACTTTACTGGATCTTTGGGATTCAACTTCTCAATCAGTTTCTCAAACGTGATATAAACTGAATCCGTGTCAGATGCAAGAACGTAATCCTTACCCTCAGTTTCTAGGAGATCATTGAAATACCCATTGAGAGCATTCTCTATCCACCGAATCGACAATTGACCTCCATAGGTCACTGCCTCTGCAATTCTGATATCATAAAACCTGAAATACTGGTTCCCTACTGCACCATATGCAGAATTAAGTGCAATCTTGAGAGCCATCTGTTTATTATGCAATTTAGGAATTACATTTCTAAATTGCACATCCTTAGTTTGTTCAAACTTCTGAGCAGCTTGCAACATCTGTTTCTTGGTTCCCTTACGATCATTATACATCTTCTGCATTAACTCAGGAAGAAACCCATGTTTATTTCTCGTGAACAATGCACCATTTGGAGTCATTGTTTGATTTGCCGCTGAAAGGAATCCTGTATCATAAGTCTTAGTTAACATATCATCAACGCCAGGATGATCCTCAGTCATTCCTAAAATCGTTTCTGGTGAAATGTTATACTGCATAATCAAGTGAGGATACAGACTATTCAAGTCAAAACTCACCACCCAATTATGCAGCCCAACTTGTGGATCTTTCACATAAGCACCGGCATAGGCTTCAGACTTTGATTGTCTCCGAACAAAAGGTATCTGAATACCCTTGTCCCTCAGATAATTGTAGATAATCACATCCCACATCTTCACCTGAGAATAAACATCATTGTAGTTACACTTAGAAAAATATGCCATAGTAATCTGCAAATCAATCAATTTCATCTTATCTTCTAGAGCATCTACGATCTCCACATCCTGTATGTTGTAATCAATGAAGGATTGGAAATCCTTGGTATACCAATCTCGGAAAGTCTCATAGGGATTCTTCTCTTTCTTCTTACCTAACTCAACAAAACCAATATGATCCAGAGTATAACTCTCTTGTGCAGAATAAGTATACTTCTGATACAGTTCCAGATAGTCCAACTGACTTAACCCAACAATATCATAAGCAGTATGTTTTCTACCCATCTTAAAGACTTCATCTGAAAATACAGCTCTCCACGGAGACAGTCTCTTGATCTCTGAGTCTCCCAACCTTACTTTAATCCGATTGATCAAATAGGGGATATCAAAGAAGCGAGTATTCCACCCCGTGAGAACATCAGGCATATTAATTTCCCAGAAGTTCAAAAACTTCTGTAGAAGCTCATCCTCATTATCACATTTGATGTAGGTCACATCTTCACGATCAGTCTGATAAACACCCAGACCAAACACTACAAACTTTTTAGATGTATGATTTTTGAGAGTAATAGATAGGACTCGTTCAATGGGATTGTCTACTTGAGGAAATCCATGTTCAGATTCAGTCTCAATGTCCATAGTGGCCACCAAGATCTTACTCATGTCCCACTGGATCTCTCCCTTGAAGGTATCAGAAATCCATTGATATGGCCAACGAGTAAACCCATAGACCATTCCAGGCTGATCTTTGTATTGATCTACAAATTCTTTTGCATCCTTGATAGACTCCTGTTCAACTGGTGTAACCCATTTGTTATCAAGAGTTTTAAACTCGGTAGGTTTTTTTACAGGGACGAAAAGGGTAGGTTTGAATTTGTGGCGGGAAGTTATGCGCTCTCCATTCTTGATGCCACGGACAAGAACAGAATTGCCAAAAACAGTTACATTCGTATAAAAATCCATATTTCTCCAAGTTTCATCATATAGTATACCTCATCAATTTGAAAAAGTCAAGACATTATCCATTTAATTGCATATTTGAAGTTAATACAATTCCAGAACCAAATTTTTGATTCCATCCATCTCTTGCAGGATCTACTGGTTCTGTTATGCAGATTACCCAATCTTTAGAGATTGACA